TATTACCTCTTATATAAAATCTCTATACCATATTTATAACTATCTGCCAACACGAGATAATTAATCACGCAATAGCCCCAAACCAGATAGCATTAAGTGTATTAACGAATGCCGGGAACTCAAAAACTTCCCATGATCCGACGAGGTTGGAAGTGGCGGATTGTTTTGAGACAGTCGCGGCTGGGGTAGTGGTGCTTAGAAATCCAACTATAGTAGCACAATAAGATTGTGCTGCCCCACTGGTATGAAATGAACATGACTGTGATGAAACAGTGGTTGTCGGATTATAGAATCCACTTATTTTATCAGTTCCACCTGTTGTAAAAGGTGCATTAACAGCAGTCGTACTTGCGATAGAGGTGCTCACGGCTGCTATAATCAAATCATATGCAGCCGCCGTATTTATAGCATTAGTTGTACAAAGATTACTCGCACCTGTAGCGGTTGATAATGCACTTGCCACATCTATCGAGCCAGAATTTTTGATCCCATAAACTTCATATAATTGAACATAAGTAGTCGTGCCTGATATGGTGGAATTTACCGTTACTGATGTAATCGAGGAAGAATTAGGAAAATACCACATATCAACAAAGCCTGCGGAAGTTGATGTGGCTCTAGCCCCAGGAACCTGTGTATAGGTTTGTGAAGCAGTATCAGTAACACCTGTAACTGTATTAGTAGAGCCGCTAGGAGCGCAAATTACAGCAACTATAAAATTCCCGGCCACGGTGGCAGACGCAAAACTTATAGTAATACTACCAGTTGCTCCGGTATTATCGATGGATTGTACTACCGTTCCTGGTGTTTGCAGTGCCACCTGTCCTTCGGCTTGGTTTAATACCGCCGTTGTGGCCGTTGTAGTATTACCTAGCCAATCAATAGCGGTATTGAAAGAATTAACAGAAGATAAAACGGTCTGATTTTGTTTAACCGCCGTCAATGTTGTAGTATTACGCTGCACCGCGCTTTTGAGAACACCAGACTTAAATTCAACAACAGAGCAATTATAACTCTTAGCATTCGCAACCGCCGTGTTCACGTTAACGGTAAAGACCGTGGAACTAGTCAGCGACCCATACTGTTTTACTTCGGCCACATTAGTGGTAACAACCGCCGTATTACTACCGGCATATAGGCAGATGGAATTATTAGTTACTACACTGGTAACTGCGGCGGTGTACGAGGTAACAGATAAGGCGTTTGTAGCCGCTATATTCTGTACGCTCTGGTTAAGGCAACCAGACTGAAATTCTATGACAACAAACCCAACTACCAAGGCTCCCGCTACCCCCACACGTGTTGCGGTAACTGTCGTTCCTGATAAGGTAACTATTGGGTATTCATTGATACCAGATAAGGTGGTATTGGCTGACTGCCACCCCAGAAGATGCACAGCGGTATTAGCATTCGTCACACCCGTTATTGCAGCCGTACCTGTGGATGCTAGATTGGCAATAGTGGCAGTGCCATACTGTACACTCTTAATCAGATTGGTGGTGTCGCCATCAATGATACAGCCGTTAAGCGTGACAGTACCTGTGCTTGTATTACGAGTAGCAGTGATGGTGGTAGAATTAGTCAGCGTACAATAAGCAAAATCCTCAGCTGGATTATTCGCGACAGATGGGTTATTTCCTCCCCATAAGATAAAGGCACCAGAGCCGACTGTATTGATGGTTGCTGTAGCTGAAGTTGCTGCTGCACCAATCTTAATAGAAAACTGCTGAACACCAACTGCGGTAATATAATTAGCGGCCATTTATCAGCCCGACAGGTCAGAATTGTCTGTTGTATTAGAAGGGGCCAGAACCGTTACTGGCGGAGTCTGACTTATATCCACCATAATATTAGTGGGGTCGCCATCATATTCAATCTGAGCGCGGCCTAAGGCAAATAAATCGTCATCACTAACATGTACACTATTTGTGCCTGTCTGAGAGCCGTCAGTTAATGAATATTGAATCCAAACCATATAATTTCTCCTATATTAGAAATCCAGTATTTGCCACGCCGTAGACATTGATATTATCGTATAAGAAGCTGGCTATATCGATACCGCCTGATATGCTTGAGAGAGTAGGTATTATCCCACCTGGCCATAGTACTGTACCGGGGTAATTATAAGAAAATCCTGTTCCAGAACTCTGTGTAGAAACAACCGTCAAGCGCCCTCCATTAGCCGGGAGCGTAAAACCAAGTGTACATGCCCCACTAATGGTCACGGATTGAATATTCCCATTTGCCCATTTAAGAGAGGGATTTCCTGTTCCAGAGTTACCATTAGCGAATATCCCGAATTCTATGCATCCCGTGCTGATAAGCGAGCTAATACCGCCAGAAACCGCACTTGTCTGGGTTGCTGTCCATGTATTCGCATGTCCGACATTAAGACTAGCTGTTACACTTCCCGTCTGCGGAGTAATAGTGAGAGATCCGCCATCAGTATTAGAGACGGAACTCACACCACCCGCACCACCGCTAGAAGAAATGCCGATAATCCCTGAGCCATTGGTAATCGTTATGTTTGCTCCTGCCGAAATGGCAGATGGTGTAAGTGTCCCACCAGAATTGCCAACAAGAATTTGTCCTGATGTATAAGTAGTATTGCCAGTGCCGCCTTGAGAGGATGAGGCTGTTCCACCAATCAAGTTGAACTGGTAATCATTCCAATTGGCGGTTACTGCACCAGTCCTAGAAAACACACTAGATACAGCCCCGCCACCAGCCGTAGCTGTTAATATGCCACCAGAGAGACTAAGATTGCTTCCAATCGATACATCAGAAAATACTCCGCTGCTGTTATACCCGGCTAGTGTATTAGCTACAGAAGTCCCCATGCTAAGCGTAATAGCAGAGCCGAGCGCGACACTCCCACCTCCTGCCAATCCTGTTTGAGCGCCTATTGTTATCGCTGAATTCGCAAGAGCAGCATTAGGGACAGCCTCATATGTTACCTGATTTGTCCCAGTCACCACCGGCACTGTGTTTGTTCCAGGAGAAGCAGGGTATGCTACGGAATTAACTGCTGTATTAACCATTGCTCCCGTACTGGCAAGACTAGAATCACCAGTAAGAACTTTGAATGCGGGATCGGCATTGCCTTGATCTATTAATATTCTCGCCGCTGTACCAGTTGTGGCAAACGATACTGCCGAAACACCTTCTCCCAATAACACGGCATGAGCAGTCAAGGTTTGTAATCCAGTCCCGCCCTGAGAAGCGGAAGCTGTGCCGCCAACCAAATTGAATTGATAATCGTTCCAGTTAGCGGTTATCGCACCGGTTCGCCCAAAAACGCTAGAAACGGGCGATGAACCGACCGTACCGTTCAATATGCCTCCAGAAAGACTTAAATTACTTCCGATAGAAACATCGGAGAATACTCCAGATGAATTATATCCCGCGAGCGTGTTTGCAATACTATCGGCCATCCCAATAGTAATTGACGAGCCAAGCGCAACTGTCCCTCCGCCTGTCACGCCACTTACACCTGAGACTGTTACAGAATTACTTGTCAACGAGAGTGTCGTTGATCCGCCCAATGCTACAGAGCCGCCACCAGTCAAGCCGGTCCCAGCTCCGACTGTTATAGCAGAATTAAGTAAAGCGGCATTCGGGACCTGTTCATATGTTACTGTGTTAGAACTTGTAACCACAGGAACGGTATTTGTAGAAGGGGACGAAGGATAAGTGACGCCATGTACAGCAAGTACAGTATGCGCTCCAGTGGATACTACGCTAACATCTCCAGTCACCACCTCGAAAGCAGGGTCTACCCCTCCTTGGTCAATTAAGATACGACCCGCAATGCCCGTTGTCGCTGCACCAATACCAGTAACAGCGCCTTCACCAAGTAACACACTATGCGCCGGAAGGGTTGTCTGACCAGTGCCACCTTGAGAAACAGATGCCGTGCCGCCAATTAAATTAAACTGATAATCGTTCCAATTGGCGACAACAATACCTGTCCGTCCGAATACACTAGAAATGGCACCTGTGCCAGCCGTTGCCGTTAGAGTGCCTCCGATTAAACTAAGATTACTGCCTATGGCCACATCCGCGAATACTCCGCTATTGTTGTATCCAGCCAATGTATTGGCCGTGCTAGTATTCATACTCAAAGTGATAGCAGATCCGAGAGCAACACTTCCTCCTCCAGATAAGCCGGTTTGAGCACCTATGGTAATCGCGGAATTAGCAAGTAACGCATTTGAAAGTGGAGTGAATCCAGATACTAAAGAACCAGAAGCCAATGCGCCAACTGTGGTTAAGGAAGATGCCGTAACATTTGATGCGAGTGTTGTGCCAGTAAGAGTGCCAGCAGGAGCAATAACTGCATTCCCCGCCGCAGCAGTTATTAATCCCTTGCCATTAACAGTAAAGTTAGGGATTGACGTGGAGGAGCCGAAAGAACCAGTATTGGTATTGACTGTAGCGAGTGTTATTGCCCCAGTAGCTGCGATAACAGCATCTCCAGACATAACTTCAAACGCCGGATCAGCGACCCCTTGGTCAATTAGTAAACGTCCAGCCGTCCCAGTCGTCGCCGCACTTATATTCCCTATTCCCTCTCCAAGTAAAACGCCATGTGCTGGCAATGTTTGAACCCCAGTGCCACCCTGTGATACGGAAGCAACACCGGAGATAAGATTGAAAGCATAATCCGCATAATTGGCTACAACAGCACCAATTCTTCCAAAAACACTTGTAACGGGCGCTGGACCTACTGTGCCATTCAAGATACCACCTGAGAGGCTTAGATTACTGCCAAGCGAGACATCGCTAAATACACCCGACGAATTATATCCGGCCAATGTGTTTGCGGTATTCCCTGCCATTCCTAGCGTAATCGCAGAGCCAAGCGCCACAACACCACCGCCCGTAACGCCGGAAACACCACTTACAGTGAGTGAATTACTGGCTAGTAATGATGTTGCTATCCCACCCGATGCAACAGCACTAATTGCTGTGCCGTTGCCCTGCAAGATGCCTGTGATAGTAGTTTTTGCAGTAATAGCTGGATTGACTGTTGGATTTGTAATGGAGAAAGCGAACCCATTTGCCGTCACGCCAGAAACACTTGTTACGGTTCCGGCACCTCCTGCAACAGAACTGATAACGCCGCTGCCATTGATAGTTATAGTTACATTGTCAGGCTCAACAATGCCGGGAGTAGAAGCCGTTGCTAGAACAGCATCAATATTTGTAGTCGGGCCGGTAGGATTTGTGACGGTGATTGTACCGCCAGATGAGGTAATATTACTGACGGTCCCTCCAGCTGTACCTCCACCTGTACCTGCCGCAAGAGCAGAGGACTTATGAACCATGCTGGCATCCTAGAAATTTGCTACTTGTTGCCTTATACGCTCCGCTTTTCCTTTTAATGTCGCTTCCCACTCTTTAAGTCGCGCTTCTTCTGCAACAAGTTTCTTCCCGATTTCTATATTAATATTCTCAGCGGTTTTTACAGATGCTATATCCGCTTGATGCTGGCGTTCATACTCAGCCTTTACTGTGGCCAATCCTTTTAATTCTTCTCCATGTCGGATTTCTGAGTCCGTCAATGCCTTCTGCCTCGCATCCAAGGATGCAGAGAAATTTTCTAATCTGGTATTTTCAGAAGCGAGATGTTTAGAGAAATCACTTACTGCTTTTTCATGAGCTATTTTATTAATAGCAAGTTCATTTTCGCGTTGCTGTAAATTTTCTGCTAATGATTCATGCTTCGTAATATAAGCCCTCGCCTCAGAAACACGCGCCTCTTCTGCTTGAGTAAGTTGCATCTGTTTGCGTGTTTCATCGCCAGCCGCTGCGATATCTTTGGCATTAAGATTGGCCAGAGAAAGAAGTTTCTCTAATCCATCCGCCTGCTTTGCTAATCCTGTTGCCGCGCTCATAATTTTCTCCTACTGGCCGTAACCTATTGAAAATTCGACTTTATCTGAAATTCCGCTCGGCGTTATCACCGAAATTACATTTGTTCCAGCAAAGTAATCCTGCGTAAGAACAGCGCCAGCAGGCAGGGAATCACAGTTAGAAATTGAATATGAGAAAGCATTGCCCTGTCCCGCATTAAATAACTGCGTGGCAAATGATGGGTTTGTGGTAGAGGCAACTGCTGCTACTGCGCCGCCAGACGCAGCTGAATTGCTACAGCAAACATAGGCTGTATTGCCAGCAGAGCCATCATTGAAGAATTTAATTGTTACTGGCTGACCACCCGATAGGTTGGTGAACCCAATAGAAGTTGCCGATGCCTGGGCTACAATGAAACCTGATTGCAGCGCCACAAAGTTATCAGCAGTATTCCTCTGCGATAATTGGCTTGGTCTGGGAGGGGGTGCGAATGCCATGTAATTCTCCTATGAGCTTTTCTGAGAAGCGGTTTGTATTGCAGTTATAAACGCCGTTATTCTTTCATCACTATCATCGACCCATCCAACATACCCCGTAACATTAGGGTCAGTCTGAGGCATATTAAAAATGCCGGTAATAGGACTTACATCTGGCTGAGTATAATCTTTCACTGAAATATATGGCATTAATTTCTCCGAGGGTCTATCCACCCTTTTGTTACCCAATAAAGGTCGACAGAAGTTGTTGTTGCCCTAGCACCTATCTGACCTGATGTATTGGTGCGAATATTACCATCCCTTATCGATGATAAGAACGGCACATTCGAGCCAACAGTAGTAATAATATCAGCACCAGGCGCTGTAGTCCATACATTGCCAGCAGAACCTGTAGGAGCTAAGTCAGCCTCATCGCCACCTGTTAATATGATAGTACCGCCTGCTGTGCCATTCGCACGATAAAGTGGTTTAACCTTAATGCCAGATGGGGCGCTTATATTGAAGGCTGTTCTGACGGTCCCAAGACTCGTAGTGGTTATATCCAGAATAGGAACTTGGTAGTATATCTCTAGAGCGCCCCCCTCGATCTCGTTGGATGATGTCCCGCCGCTCATAAGAACTCCACTGGCGGCTGTTACTAAACTAAATACCCGTCTAACATAAGTGTTATACCCAGCAGGCGCACTAGCGGCGGGCAGTGGATAACTTGAGTTCGGGACAGCATATGAACCCGTCCCTGTATTGCCTTGGCATATATACCAATGCACTGTGGCATTAGTTGGCAGCGAAGTGCCTCCTAAGTATCCATTTATAGTATTACCGTTACTGACGGCCCAATTATATCCCGCCGAGGAAATTACTACTGAATTTGTAGAATCCGTTGCTGATCCTATACCAACAGTACAAACAGCTGAGGCAGCAGAAGCGCCTCCAACACTAGTTGGTTGGCACCCGGTTATATTAGTAATTAGCGGGGCAACAGAGCCAAAAGATAATGCAGTGATATTACCTGTAGGCCCTCTTCCTAGAACAGTGCTCGCACCTAAAGTAAGCGCAATAGGAGCCGCGCTTGTGGCACTAGTATTCGTTAAAACAGTATTAGGCCCTTCTGAGCCGAATGATGTAGTAATCCCGGTTGTGCCGTTGCCGGTGATTGCCCCTGAAAGTGTAATAGGTTGATTAGTTGATGGGACAACCGCAAGAACTGATACCGTCCAATCGCCTGCTGATAAATCTGTCGCCCATACACCTGAAATATTACCAATGGCACAGACATAGTAATTCAGCGTATCACTACCATTAGCGCCATCCTGTACGATATCGCCCACATTATATGCCGTGTTAGTCTGCCACGTTCCACGAAATTGACTAGTACGAGAGGAAACCTGCTGAATTTGCATCTCTAACAAGTCAAGCGCTTGCTCTGTTACCTGCGCGTAATAGTTTCCTTGGTTCTGCACCGATGTGGCCTGTGTAAGAGGCAGCGTGCGCTGAACCAGAAGTGACGTTCCTGCCGCAGGTGTGGAATTCAGCGTTACTGTACCACCAACCCCCCATAATTGATTGGGATTTGCAGCGTTAAGACTAAGTGTGTATTGTGAAGATAGTAATGTAGTGGCAATATTATTCGATGCAATCGACGTGACAGATATATCCGCAGCAGATACGCCTATAAAATTGAAAGAAAATGGGCCAACAGACCCATTAGTAGCAAGTTCAATAGAAGAATTTTGCGTAGAGACGGTCAACGACTAGCTCCGAAATGGGGTTTTCCTTTTGCAGGATACCATTTAACCCATTGAATATCAAGATAATGCTAATTGTACAATATGATAGCGTACAGTGTTGCGGGGAGCATTATTGGGTCTTAACTTTATAGTTTTTCTTTTCTTCATCGGAAGCGGCATTAATAATGCGTTTTTGGTCTTCCACTGGTAATTCAGACCATGCAAATTTAGAAAACTTATCAGAATGAGATTGTTCAGAGAATAAGATTTGACTTTGCGACATATGTTCTTTCTTCATTTCTTTGGCAATATCTTCTTTTTCTTTGGTGTCATGGCTGATTACCGCGCCTTTCATTTCAGCCTTCAATTTAGCTTGGAGTGCAGTATCCTTTGATGGATTCTGTTCAAAATACTTAGCGATTACTTTCTGTTCAAATGGCGTCTGATTCACCCATTGGCCAGCAATCGGAAATCCCATCCATCCCATAATCTTTGCCGTATGGCTTCCTTCCTGCTCTGCTTTTTGTGTGTTGGATATTACTATAGGATTAATACTATCCCATCCCATATTTTTCCACTGCTGCAAATCAGTAGGGTCAGCAAGATATGGCCTTCCAACAAAATCACGGAAAAGTAGACTATCAATAATGCCAGGAACCAATGTCTGATGATAAAGAAATTCGCCTGTACCGGCGACAACACCATTAGAGATAATGTCATGCATCAGCATCATCGGTTCGTTAAAGAACGCAGGCTGACGTAACCGTACAGGTGTACCATCAGGATTCTTATCTCCTGTCGGGGGATTAATCCAATCCTTGATTGAGCCGACAGTTCCTGTAAACAGATATGTCAATCCAGCGCCCATAGCGAGCATATTAGCCGTATAGATATAAGATTGCAGCATCTGGTGTGTTACCTGTTCTTTGCTGAATTCACCAGTCTTCGCCCAATTGTATGCTACCTTGGCTGGTTCAGCCAACCCACGCATATTCTGGAGCATGGCAAGTTTCCACCCGCCAGAAAAAGCCGCCGCATTAAAGGCATCTTTAAATACTGGATTCCAAAAGAGAGTATTACGGTTCATTTCTCCATAATTGCGTTCTATATCTTGTGCAATTTGGCGGAATACTTCACTTCGTTTTCCAGCATTATTGGCAAGTGAGGGGTCGCGCTTTAATGCCAACTCTGTCCTTTGGAAGTAAGAGTCTGTTTTCATGCCCGGTATCCAATGTTCCATCAATGGAGCCATAGGTATACTGGGTATTTCAAGCAATGTGCCAAGAAGTCGGAGATTGTTTTTACCAATTCCATTTATAGCTTTATCAATATTTTCTCTAAAGCGCACAGCATCCTGAGCGGGTATCGTTGGAACGAATCCTCCCTCTGTCATCCTCTGCACATCTGCTTTCTGTTCTGGAGTTCTTAACTCAGATGGAGTTTTCCAAGAGACTATTTGGGGATGATCTTGTAATTTGAATGTGTTTTTCGTTAGTCCAATTCTTCCCGGTATGTCTTTGGCGGTTAAATCGCTAAGTTTACCACCCTGTATTAAATGTTCAGCTACAGTGGCCGCATTACTTGATGTATCAATGACAATTTCATGTATAGGATGCCATAAGGACGCCAACATCTTAGACCTTACATAGACAGCCTTAGCCGCCATATAGCCACGATATGAGTCCCCCAAAGAACCTTGTTTATCCCAAAGCCCTTTCATCTCCATAGCATTACGCCATATAGGTGCTGCTTCTGGGTGAATGTTCCATGCCTTGCTATCCGGCCCGATAATACGAAGGCCGGTCTTCAACTCCTTCATCTGATCTGGCGTGAGTTTATTATCAGCTTTTTCTTTGGTGAAATCATCAAGCCGTTTATTTAGATTATCCAAGCGCTCCTGTACGCCCAACATTTTCTTGCTTATTGGCTCACCTATGGCGTTGCCAGACTCATCTGTCAGTTTCGCCTGATTCTTAATTGCCTCAAATTCAGTCTTATACTTTGCCTGTATATCTGCAATAGCCTGCTTAGTTTTAGCGATACGCTTATCAACCGTGAAATCGGTCGCTCGTGTGGCAACACCGCTTTCTTTCAAATCATGTAACAAATCAGCATGTGCTATCAAATTATAACTGGCCTGCTGACGGGCAAGCAGCATACGCTCAGGATTGTCAGTTTTAAGTTTAAATCCAGCCTTTTCGGCCTCTTGTGTTAATCGGAAAACACTAGCCTTATTGAACCATCCATTCCCATACTTCTTAATCATTGCTTCGCTATGAAAGAAAGCATTCACAGCATCCGGTTTTTCATATTGGTGTGGCAGGTAATTCTGTTTATAGGCATCTGTGCCTACACCAGCATCTTTTTCTTCCTTATGCATGGCGTCGTACATTGCCTGCTGCCTTGCGTGGTCGGCATTATCTTCTTCGTTCCAGCGCCCTGTTTCATGGTCGTAACGCCACTCTCTGCGTTCGTCCTCAGTCATTTTATCAAATCGCTTTATCTCAGCGGCGGAGGTGCGATAGTAGGAATTTTCCGCCTCTTGAATCTTCGCTTTGAACTTCGCTAGATAAGCATCTGCACGTAACGCTTTATCTCCCATTAACTCAGGCTGGAATGTCCTAATATAACCGTCTGCAAGTTTTTGAAATAATCCACCCGTTAATTTTCCAGCGAATTTCTCTACGGCAATGATACTATCACCAAGAATCCTTCTATAAAGATTAATAGGTGTAGCGCCTACCTCCTCATTATAGAAATCCTTCAGTTCTTTTAGTAATCTTGCAGTGCGTTGTTTTACAGTTTCATCCTTAATAGGCGTCGTATCTATCCCAGCATTGTGTGCCTGATTCTCAATATAATCAGGGTCTCTCCATAACTTCGATTCTTTGTTTTCTTTAGCCGCCAGAACGCGATCAATATCCTTGTCGCGGAAAGCCTCGCGCCCACCATTCTTATCGGTCAAAAGATTCTGTAATTCTAAGTTACCTTTTGACGGCTCATTCGGATTGTCCTGTGGCAAGTAGCCATGTTCTTTAGCAATTGTAGTGGCATGTTCCAATGCAGTTTCGCCTGTAACACGCTCACCATTTTTCTTGAGCGAAACCAACTCGTTGTTTTCACTAAATTTAGCTCCGTTATTATTTAGGAAGGAACGCAAGGAAGTAGGCTTGCCAGTTTCAGAAGGGAGGATAGTGGATTTTGGTGAGAACATGTCCTGTTGACTGCGACCGGCTACATCAAATAGTCCTTCATTGGCAGCTTTCTGAGCGATTGCTTCACGCAGCGGCTCTTCCATCTTGCGTTCGGCAAGTTCTTTATCTGAAATCTTCTCAGCACCGGGAATAACAGTTTGCTCGCCCGCAGGCGTTTTATCTATAATAGGAGCAGTCTTTCCTTCTGCCTCAATTGCCGCACGTTCTTCAGCCTCATATTGTTTGTCCTCGATATGCTGCTGCGCTTCCTCATAACTATCAAATCCACCTTGTACATGGTCGCCATCCCTATCCACAACACTGAAAGAGCGTGTTGCCTCATCACGTGTCACATGTAGTTTCTCAGCCTGTTCAGTGGGGAATTGTCTTTGCTCTACGCGATTCTCATATTGCTCAGGTACTTTGCCAGCGGCTACATCAGCGGCAATCTGTGGATTTTGCTGAGAATCAGTTAATATCTTCTCAGGAAACACACCTGCATCATTATAAACAGTCTTTAATCCCTGCTCTGGAATACCAGTTGCTGTGCTGACTGTTTTAAACTCAGTGTTGGAAGGATGAAGATTCTTACTACCTTCAGCAATAACCTGATTAACATCTTGTGGGGTAACTGAGGCTTCTGGCTTTCCAAGTTTAGCGGCGGTTGCCTCTCTCAAAATATGGAATCCACCTAAGCCAAGCACGTTCATGCCAAATTCAATACCTGAAGGAACAAGATTTGCACTTTCTGGAGATAACCCGGCTTTCTCAGCAGTGGGTTGGGCTTTCTCTAACAATGGATTAAAGACTGGGGCTAATAAAGAAGCAGGCAATGTCCATGCCGCACCAGTTATAGGACTCGCTATAGCATTTGCTCTTGTTAAGAATGTAGCGGCAATATCGTGGGCTGTATTTCCTGTTGGCTCTGGCGCTTCGCCAAGCAATCCGCTATTTATCAACTTCTGTCTATTCTCATCTGATAGAAACGGGTAAGCCAATGTTCCTAATGCTCTGGCCCCCCCAGCCTGTGCAGCCGCACCAATTTCTGTGACATGGCCAATAGCATGAAGTGCCGTTTGCGTCCAATCACTGCTGTTATCAGCCGAGCCATTACTGAGTGCTTTCGTGTATTGCACACGATTTGCGGCATTCACATCAGAAGGCTGCGCCGAGCCATTTATGATTTTATCCACGGGCAACCCAGCAGCGGTACTTACTCTATCCATTGGAGAAGGCGGTAATTTCTGGTCGCCTTCCTTTACCGGCTTGTTGTCATTGGCAGACAGATTATCCTGAGCCATCTTCGCCACACCTGAAACATCAGGAGCCTTGGGTTCAACTGGAACCGCACCCCATGCCGTTGGGTCGTTTGGTTGAGGACTAACTGGTACTGCGCCCCAATCTTCTGCACCAGCCATTATGGTTTCCTGTATTGTTTGCCATTATTAATGAAAATAGTGCCACTAGGCGCAGCATCATATTGACTTTTATCTGAAAACACAGCAGGAGCAGGCTGCGTCTTTGCTTGTGCAGTATGTAACTGCTCTATACGCGAAGGCATTGGAGCGGGCGGCATACCACCCTTGTCTTGGTCAAAGAAGGTAGCCTCATCCATTTTATTGCTACCCTCTTTAGCCTGATTCGCCTTCCATGCAGCCATTGTTTGATTATACCATTGGACCGCCCTCTCTTGGCCTTTCCCGTCAAGATTACCATTGGCTTGAGCTATCGCTTTCATGTTCACAGAAATCTGGCTTCTACCATCAGTTAAATCTACAGCAGGCTTTGCATCATTAAAGTCTTTCTTTGAAATACTATACCCTGGATTCTCACTACCAAGTCCTTTGGAGAGATATTCTATTCTTTCCTGACGTGAATAAGGATGCGGGTCATCCGTGCCAAGCGTTGCCAGAATAGCATCATATCCATTCGGACTATTTGTGTTTTCATCACCCTTGCTATTTTTTGTAATGATGCCATTCAAAGTTTCAATGGCCTTTGGATCGCGTGAAAATACATCGCTATATAGATCCCTTAACTTAGGATCCGCCCGCAACTGGTCTATAGAAGTAATAGGTTTGGCATTCTGTCCATCTCCCAGTACTGCTGACAAAAGAGTCTGTTTGTTCTGGCGCTCCTGTCCAGCTTGGTTTGCTATGGTCGTTTGCATATATTGGCGGAGAGTAGCATCTCCCGCCTTCTCATGTGCTAAATCTCCCGGCCATTTCTCGTTGGAAATCTGATGCCAACGCGCTAAAACATCACCACTATGCGCTTGGTAATAATCAGCTTCACTCAAAGGAGCACCATTAGCATTAGTACCATATTTAGGGGCGGGCTGAGTAGTGCTGTATCCAGCGGTTTCAATCTTGCCCTGTACTGGCGCAAGACTAGAAGAGCCGCCTGCCTCTACACTTGCCATAGCAGGCATTAATTTTGCCAAATCGTTAGTTTTAAGTATCTGATCAGGAGCAATCCCTGTGGCCTTAGATACAGTATCAATATAAGCTTTTGTGTTATTCTCAGTAGGCGGCGCATATGTGGTAATTACATTGGATAAAGTAGGCGAATAACCTTTGCCAAAGTTCTTTTCCATTGCTGGACTATTTCCGCTAATCTTAGCAGTTAAATCCGCTTGCATCGCAGCTTGCCCTGCTTCCGGTGTATCAAATACTCTAAATTGTCCCGTAGAAGAATCACGCAGATTACCGGGATTATTGTTACGAACCGACAGGGGTTGCGGATTATATAACATCTGTGCATGGGCTTGTTTTGCTTCGTTTATGACAGAATTAGTCGAATCACTCACCTCGGTTTGGAAAACCCTTGGTTTTAAGTAAGATTCAATGCCAACCTGCGCTTGTGGCGGAAGACTATCTCTTACCTGCTTAAATAAATCATATGCCGCAGGCGCTCCCATTACATCCGGTCGAGCCAAAGTAGAGAATTGATTTATTTTCAATTGTGAGATAGCGGTGTCTAGGTTCTGCTGATATTGAGCCTTTAGCTGCTGCCCTTCTGGCTTTGACTCATCGAAACCAACCACTCCAGTATCAGGATCGGTTTTAAGACCGGGATGATCAGGATCTATTGCTGCACCAACTAAATGATGCAAGGTTCCCTCCGCTTCCCCCATCCTTCTAGGACTCAGTGCTGTATCAGGCTCTAAAGCGCTCTTTATCGGAACGCTTTGTAATTGCGTATCGGAATATACACGAGCATCTTTTAATTGAGATGCAGCATAACTTCCACCATCCGCCAAATGATTATCAACCATCCTGCGAGACTGCATCATATAGGCTTGCCCGGCACCTATTGTAAGTCCCTTAGAGTTCTCTTGATATGCCTGTTCAATAGCCGCCTGATAAGCGCCATAAGAGTTATAAGCGTCCATGCCGGTTTTAGACATGTAATCGCCTTTAATCTTTCCTATCTGCTGCGCTAATGATGATTCGGCATTATTGGCTAGCGTATCATTAACCATGCCACCATATTTCTGTGTTAGCTCTTCAGCAACAGCCCCTATCTTACTAACTCCAGCGCCAATGGCTGCACCCATATCTTCAGGGGTGGCCCGATTGCTCATATTTGGGGCATTCAAGCCTGTCGGATGTTCAGCGCCAGAAGGGTCAAATGGTACGGAGCCTTGAGAACCATAAATATCAGCGGCGTGTTGAACCATTATTATGCCTGTGGGTCTGTACCGAAATTGGCGTTTGCAGTGGCGTTCGCAAAATAATTATTAGGAATAGCACTACTGCTATTTAAATATGATCCCGCTTGCGGAGTATAGAAACTAGCGGCCTTCCCGACACCACCAAGAACATTGGCAGCGGCACTAAGATACCCGCCAGTTGTGTCTGATGTCTGTTGTGATTTGAGTAAATCAGCCTGTCCAGTAGCCCCTGCGGCATTAACCTGAAACCCATATGCCTGTTTTGCAGCATTACTTCTGATAGTCAGTGCATTTAACATACCAATCTTTGCCTCAGACTCACGCACATCCACATTAGAACCTGTATTAACATCGATTCCTGACGCCCCTTGGTTAGCCAGCGTGGTAGCAACTCGCGCCTTTGTTTGCGCTCCAGCCGCTGCTGTCTCTTGTTCTCCCTGTGAACTAGCAAATTGTGCATTCTGCGTTTGGATTTGAGCGTTTTGTTGTGCGACTTGGGCATTATATCCGGCACTTGCGGCAGCGGCATGCGATTGTTCAAGAGAGCCAACCGCGCTTATACCAGCACCAGCCAGAGTAGCGACGGTTGCTAAAGTACTCGCCCCACCAACAGCCCCAGCAGCACCCGCTAATAAAGGTACAGCAAATGCCATTATACTCTCCTTTCGGCTCTACGGAATTTACCGTCTCTTACCGCAATAATGTTTTTATCCACCTTAAAACCCATTAACTCTAAAAGTCGTATTGATTGATTATTATCACAGGGTACAAATTCTTCAAGTATAGGAAACATATTTAACATATTATTCAATTCTTTGCGATATCTAAATGCCACGCGCATTGGGTGCTTCTGCGTCTCAGGTGTCATGATTAGCCACGGATGCCCTACATCACCGAATATGGTTCCAGAAATTCCCCATATAGCCGCAATTCTACTCTCGATAAAGGCCGTGCGACATATCAAGGAATTTCGATAAGACTGCCACAACGCCTTCAAAGGAGTATATCCCATATTTTCAGCTACTGCCGTGCAATCTCCGCTCATAGCACTTGCCATAAGCCTCAGATGGACAGGAACCGTTTCTACAATTGTGATTTCTACTGTCATCCCGGATTATCCCCTTCACTGTACCATCCAATACATGCCAATAGATTAAGCGGCAACGGGTATATCTGCTGAATCGCCATTTGTCCCTTCGTCGCCCAATCACCAGGAACACGAATGGGCTCTGGATCGCCTGTAAAAAGAGGAATAGCTGTTCCAGCATTTATCAGGTTATTCCGTTCTTTTATCTCTTTCATGTTAGCCCAAGGAACTGTCACTTGGTTTGGCTGCGTTGAAGCATCTGGTTGATTTGTTCCAACCTGCACCCCCCTGCTCGCTTCTAATCTCGGAGTAATAGCCTGAATATCTTTTCTGCGGCCTTGTATAGTCGCCTGTGAAGCAGCTTCTAAGTACATCGTCTGTGCTTGGGCTGTAAATGCTAGACCAACATTAATAACAGACGCTGACGTTTGTAAGATAATAGAGCCATTAGTGACTATCTGGGGAACAATCACTCCGCCATCCGCTAACCCTGTAACCTGCATACCTTCAAGATGATTCAATCCTGAGACTGTAGTAATTGGTGTCGAAACAGACCATGTACCAGAAACCGCAGGAATAGGTGTATTATTAGGATCATCTAGGACGACAACAGTAAGCGGTTGCGTAAGATTGGCAACACACGCAGTTCCTGTCTGACTTATAATAGTGGCCTTTCCACCATCTACACGAATAATTTGACCTACACTATTAGCCGTGAACACGCTCGCGGATGCCGCAAAAGTTATATAATTCGTAATGATAGGCTGCACAATAGCCCCACTTCCTGTCGGGTCAGTGATAATAATCTGTGTTGCGCCCATTGTGTAATTATTACCTTGCGCCACTACAACCGGAGCATTCAATACACCGCCTGTCTGTGTCACAGTGAATGTGGCACCTGTACCAGCCCCAGTAGAATCCACCGCTGTTGCTTTCGGATTAGTATATCCTTTCCCACCGTTTATAAGATTAGTGGAAGAAATATTATTCGTACCATTGGCCGAAGACGGAGTAAGTGTCGCATTCGGATAAGTTAATAAATAGAATAGTCCGGCATCCACACAAAAACAGTCCTCAATATTTTGCCATATTCTATTATTGGCACGTTCAGAGTAATAAACCCATGCACCAGCAGGAACAGATACTGTTCCTGGTATATAGCGCTTTGTTATAACATAAATAGCATCAATTGGGGGTTCAACCTGAAAGGAAACATCCTCATTAATCGGTGGCTCAATAACCGAACAAACACTCATAAATAGTCCATTTGTATCATGCCTAGCCCATCCCTGTATTTCCTGCTCCTTAACGTAGCAGAGAGAAAGCAGAGCACCATCACTTCGAACAGCCCATGCTGTTTTGAACGGTTCTTCTGCATATGCCCATTGTGAAAGGGTATAGCCCTGGAATAGATGATTGGAAAATATGGTAATATCAGTGCCAGTAAATACATTGGTCAAGAAATTAAAAGCTATATCTCGCACAATACTATTCTTAGCCTGCACATACAGGATATGTAAATTGATGAATAATGGTGGAATTATTGCAGAACACCCCACCTGTGATTGCGCTTGGGCATTTTGGTCTGCTGGCGTGAGAGCAACGCTATTCCCCCCATTAATCAGCCATACGCCATTTCCAGTGAAGGTCAGCAATCCCTGTATGGACGGTATCATAAACTGAATACCATTAATCTGCACGGCCCAAGGAGTACCTGTAATTGAGTCGGAATCCACCGTTGGTATTGCTGAATCAAAGTTTGAATAGAGTCCCGGCTGACTCATAAAATAAGTATCAGGCTGATTAATCGTATTGGCATACACTAATCTTTGTTGATAATATTGAGTAGCCCCAGGATAAGTCCCCGTTTGCGGCCCAACAGCAAGAGACAATGTAGCCGTGCCACCACTAGCCGTTGCCGTATCTGTTATGGCATAACCTTGACCACCATATTCAATGATAGCTCCAGTAAGAGAGTTATTTTGTATAATAGGGACAATAATCGCTCCCGACCCGGTAGAAGTGTTTATTGTAATGTTGGCATTGGTGAAGTTGGTGGCGCTACTGGTAACACTAACATCCAGAATAGTGCCACGAGCAAACGGGTTATTATGAGTTGGCGGTGATTTAGTAAAATCGGCTTGAATATTAGTGTCTGTGAACTGCATACCGAAAGCAGAACCAAGCAACCCATACGGGACGCCTGTGAATCCCGGATCAGCACCGGTGGCGTAAACAGGAGTAGCTGCATATATATTATAGTTTGCTACATTACTTCCTGCACTTGACCATGTAATAAGATTAGAACCAGCATTGATAGCGATATCATTATTCTGGACATCTGATGCAGTTGACGCAACACTCTCATTCCCAAAATTATCCACCGCTGTTATCTGGTAGCTATACCATGTAACCTTTGTAGTCGAATTATTCGCTATAGTTGTTACCGTAGATGGAGGGCTAATCGGAAGATTAAACGCTACCTGCGTAAAAACCCAGTTCGTGTTATTAATTCTTTGCAGGGTATAGGGAGGATATTCCGTATTCGTTAGCTGATTCCAGCACACAAGATTCATCGTGTTGGCATTCTCAGTAAATTTAAGATACTGCAAATCAACAGCCGCATAGGGGCTTACAGCTGTATAAACTCTGGAGAATGTCCCACCAGAAGTGTACGCTGGAAAATTTGTGGTGTTTACAACATTCCCGAATAAATCAGTAAGAGTAAACGTACTGGCAGTCTTATTTTGCACAATCCAAGTAAGTCCGTTGAATCCAGTCATCCCTCCAATACCCGATCCAAAAACCCAATCACCATTATTGTACCCATGATTACTGATAGTAATCGCACCGGGATTCGCCTGAGTTATCCCTGTAACGTTTTGTGCGGTTTCTGTAATATATGCGCCTTTGGACAGAATACGCATATACTGGTCGCCAAATTCCAGAGAAAATCCCTGATTTATATTGTACTGGAAATTTATTAGCCGAGGAGGATTTGATGTCGCAGTACCACCCGCATTAGGAGCGCCCTGTTTGCACATGCCACAATAAGCAAATCCTGCGCGAGATGATACTCCTCCAGTATAGCGTACAAAACAGTTACGTACTGTAGATGCACCATTGCGGAATTGAGGTTTATCGGTATGGCCAAGGAATGAAGGACTTAGTTCACCGGCAACAAAAGAATTCTGAATGATAGGTATCATAACTCATATCGGCCATTGCATGTTAATAGGGCCGTATGCATTGTAACCGAACCCCATCGAATACCCAGTGGCACCCTGTCTTGCCTGAATCCAATCAGGAGGGCTATTCTGCACCACAGGACTCTCATTACCATCCATACCTCTGGCTAATCCAATCATTTTCTCCGCTATTGCTACTTGCTGCGGCATGAGCGCATGATCAAGAGAAAGTGCAGGAACCAGATACGCAGCTAAGGAAGCCACAAATGCAGCGGTGAACAACGCATCCCATGAAGAAGGGTTTTCTTGGTCTATAGTATAATTACCAACCGCGTTCTCTTGATTGGTCAGCACTACCTCAAGCGCATTACCGCTTGTATCGGTAGAATATCCTGTTGCATATAAAATCTGATACTGGCCAGAAACCTGAGGGGTTATATTATTATTCAGCGACGTTTGATTATTGGCACTCCCACTAGTTACCACAGGCGGCATAATGGAACGCATTAAAAGACAGTCAGGAGGATACAAATACCCATATTGCCAAGGCTGTTGCGGAATAGGTAAGCTAGTCCCAGCCGGATTCTCAGGAGTTCCCTGAGCCGCTTGGATCATTGTCAGCGATAATTGCTTGTTAAGACACCCCCACTTCGCAGTACGAGCAAGATTCTGAAAAACAAAAGTGAAGAGTGTAGCACAGGCATCCGCTGGTGTACTTCCGTCGCTAGGCGAGATTGATGAAACCTGAGCACGCGCACCGATTGATAAAAGTGCTAAATTACATACAGATACTTGTGATTGGCTGGAGGTCATTTAAACCCCCTATCCAGAATACTTGAGATACCCATGAGGTTTCAAATCAGGACCGTCATTCGTATCCTTCTTATATCCATGCTCTTCGGATTCTTCGATTTCTTCTTCATGTTCTTCGCCTTTGATGGCCACTATCTGCATACTAATGCAAATGCTTGACCCTCCGGCAGATTCATTCACATTTTTCCCAGTTACCTTCAGAAGAACATCCACTGGGAAAACATCGCCCACTTCCCAGTCCTCATGATCAACATTGATCTTTTCTAGGATCTTCTCATCAAGAGAAATACTTAGCCCATAAGGATACTTGGGAACTTCGGCCAACGGAGAATTCTCACTCTCTCTGGCCTTAATATCCTCATCGCTATATGCAAGATCAACGTAACCATCCATTAGTTGAACGCCTGAATATTAATGTTATAGAGACTAATATCACCAACAGAAGAGGTCGCATTACCAGTAACGGCAATTGCAATAGATAAACTCTCATTATTAGTCAAAGCAGCGGCTAAACCCATACCACCATGAACGCTGCCTACTATTGTCCCTATTTCTTGCCCAATTTGGGTGTTACTACCAGAAATACCATATTTATAAACTTGGCTTTGGATAGCCCAACCAGCAGCAGAGCCTGCATTGGTAGTCGAGCCAGTATCACCAAGAAGGAAAGATGTGGAATTTGTAGCAACCGCGACTCCCACGACAGGCGAGATTGCATTCCATATAAGTTTGCAACGTTTTGCTTGACTATCATTTCCCAGGTTACCGGCCACAGTAATCTCCAGGCCCTTTCCTGCCGCACTAAGAGAGTTTGCCGGTAAAGTATATACTGCCAATACATTGTCATTGGTGATAGAAGCCGGGTTAGAGAGCGGATTGCCAGATTGGACGTTTACATTGCCCGATTCTTCCATAACAGCAGTACCGCCACCAAATAGTGATGGTCCCAAACCAAGCTGATTCAGAGTGAATTGCTCAGTTGTGGCGGCAAGCTGTCCATTAGATTGAACACCTTGAACTGTAAGAATCTCAGTACCAACCGGATTAGCCATAAATTATCCCTTTTTCGTTTCTTTCTCTATTTTCTCAATAGGCTCACCATCGGTACTACCCCCAACAGCGCCTGCTTCTTTCTCATGGCGACTATGCATATCCTTAAACTCTTTCTCATGGCGACCATGCATTTCTTCTTTGCCCTTAATACCATGATGATGATCATGCATAGCATGTTCATGCTCATGCTTAACGTGAAGATTGTTACGCTCATGAGCATGGCGGGAATGAATAGGGAATCCCTCACCTTCAACGCCCTTTTCTTTCGGGCCGTCTCCCTGCTCTTTCTTAGGTGTCTTTACAACCTTAGTATGGCCAGACTCCTCATGCTGTATGATTGGAGATTCGTCATATAAGTGGTGCTTAGCCATGTCGTTTATTCCTTATGTCCGTAAAATGAACTTCTAATCTTGCTGGGCGGCGTATGGGCGCGATGTGCTTTCATTCCTATCTCAGCTAATCTTGCTTGCTGGCCAGTTCTCCCACTATCATGTTCATGCTCGTGAGCGAATTCCGATGTAGACTTGCCATCTTTCTCCGCCTTTGCCTTAAACTGACCGTGACTATTTGCAAAAGCCTTTTTCATCCACTTCTTCTTCTCAGCCATACAAACTACCGAATTTCGGCGTTACTTTCTTTCCTAGGAACACCCATAACATGCTCAATCTGAGGAAGATCCATTTCTTCATCTTCGCTCCATTCCTGACGAGGCTGACGAACATAAGTCTTCTTGTTCTTCTTTGCCACTTCCTCGCCCATCACATCTAACTTATCAAGAAAAGTCTGCATTTTATCGTATGCAAGCTTATTCAACGGGAAAAGATTCTGGCTAGGCTCTCCATCGAAATAAAGCATCTGCCCAGGATGCCAGAATTTATCATTCTGGTCAAAGAAACCATTATTGATAACACCATAAGCAGGATGCTCATTCTTCACTTTCGGTTTCCTGTATTCAGGACGAGGTGCCAATGTGAGAGCACCTAATGCAACCATATTACCAGCCATATTCTAAACTCCCTATGCGACGTAGTTACCAGGATAATTCTGAATCTTCGTAGCCTGAGAAGGATTCAGTACAATAGACGCCGAAATATTGCCAGCAGAGAAAGTCGAACTAGCGACAGTAAATTCAACTTGATAGAAACGCGGCAATGCCTCACCAACCCAATTCAACCCCACAGGAGGAATCTGAAACTGGCCCTGAGCATTAAGTGCTAACTGAGCAGGTGTGAGCGGTGCAGTCTCAGTAATTATCTGATAAGTACCAGCCGAACCACTACCGTTATCAGGAGCCGCCTGAATACCAATCTGCATGGTCGCACTACCCGCTGATACGAATGCGGTAGTAACGTTCCATACAAGTTCAGGAATCGCAAAGCCATCTCCCGCACCAATATCAAAGCCAATCGGTACAACAGCACCAGTACTACCATTCACACCTGTAATCATCGGTGGGACAGTACCAGAGCCAACACCGCATACATCAAATGTCGCAGTGCCAGCAGCAGTAGAAGTAACCGCTTGTTTGGACGCTAAAATTGTTAGCGCATCTTGAAATGCCATAAATATTACTCCTTAGGTGATACGGGCTTCTGAATTGATCAACTGATCCACTATCCTTATGGGTATATCACGGAAACCAACCACCGGCTGACCTGCGTAATCCCTCAAAGAAATTAGAACGTTCTTGTCTCGGATAGCCTGAATATCTAAATATTCCTGCACCGTGCGATTTACATAAATCACAGGCATCGTACCGGGCTTCGGATCAGTCGGATCATCCGTTTCCTCAGCATTAAAGATACGACGAGCAGATGCGGGTGGCTTACCCATTGCTTTCGATAGCAGAACAAAAAGATCAGGGGGTGTAGTTCCACCCAAACCAGCAGTCGTAGTATCAAGATTGGCAATACGAACATTATAACGCCAGTCATTTACTGCAAGACCGAATTTAATACGGAAGAACGAGGTGAAACCTTCAAACTGGTTATTGCTGGCATCATATAATGCGCGAACATCACCCTTGTCTTCATACACGATACCAGAGGGAGTACCCTTCGGGAAAATACCGTAAGTCGTTACATCACCCCAGTTGATGTACCAAATAGATGCATTGCTTGACCCAGTACCACCACCATCAATCACATTCAGCGCATTATACGCAGTGGAGGCATTCACAGTATTGTAAATCGGAGCAAAACCAGTCATCTGACCAGGATTCGTACCCTCATTGGAATAAATAAGCGCATTGCTCACCTGCTGACTCATGCCTTCAATATGCGCCATGTCCTGCTGATAACGATACTTCTGGATATTACCCCACAGCTCAGCGATAGAACGGTCCACACCGCTATAGCTCACAAGCTCGGTAATGCCATACTGCATCTGGGCATTCAGCGCCTTACTAAAGGCAACACCCAAGTTGGCAGAGCGGAACGTACCCTGAGGCAGCGCCACGCCAACCGTGATCTTATGCGCCAGAGGCATATTAGCCTCCTGCCAGATCATATCTTTCATCATCTGATTGCACTGGCTAAGTAGCTGAGCAATATGGGCCGGGTTACCCACAGGATCAACGCTCCTCGCCCAATCAACAATATTCGGAAGACCTGATGTAGCCATATTTCAACTCCTAGTTGTTTAGATTATTATTCACGCCGCACCGCCACGATAAAACGCTTCATATGGCTTAACTTTCGTCGGAGCCGGTTTTGCGCCTGGAACAATGCTTGGGCCATTCGATTCTGTCGTGTATTTATTGATTTTCTGCTGCATGTTGTGGATGAGACGAACAACGGCAGGTGATGCACCTAATCCAGCATCAGTAATTTCTTTGCGGAACTCAGCTATCTGGGCTTCTGTGCCGCCATATTCCACAACAGATTGTCTGATTGCGGACACGGTATTCTCAAATTTATCTCCACCCAGAACCGGGTCTGCCTTCAGGGCATCCACGCGCTTCTGAATATTGCTGTTATTGAGTTGCACATAATAATCATTGAGGCGCGTGATTGAATCAATGGTATTCTTGGCGGCGAGGTCAATAAGCGCCTGCCCTTTTTCCTGCATTCCCTTATGGTCGAGCTTACCAGTTTCAATTTCACCTAGAATTTTGGTGAATGATTCTAACGGCTCTTTTTCAAGCTTAACATTCTCAGGAAGTTTGAATTCGTCATAAACAGGGGTCTCAACTTTAGGAGCATCAGCGGGCTTTTCACCTTCAACTGGTGCTTTAGTCTCTGTTTCCTTAGTATCTGGTTTTGTTTCTACTTTTTTCTCAGTAGTTGGCTCTGCGCCGAGCACATTATCAACAGGTGCTTCAACTTTCGTCTCTACCTTTGTTTCTGCCGGAGCGACCAAAGAATCCGCAGCCTCTGCCGGAGCAGTGACTGCGGGAGTTGCATTGGAGGGCGAGCTAATTTCTGGGGTCAGGAGGGGAGCCGTTACATCAGTAACGGGGGCGGCAACAACTGCATCTGGAGCCTTAGTTTCATCGACCATGCTCTCGATAATGCCACATAACTATCTGAATTACAAGAGAAAAAAGCATAATTTGACATACACACTATGTTATGTTAGGCAATAATAGAGTACAATATGTTGTATAAGGGAGAAAATATGTAATGGCAGAAGCAGTACAAGAAATAATGGATGTTCACAAATTCTTAGCGGTCTATGGCGTATCAAGAAGTACGCTTAATAATGAAATGAAAAAGGGCAATATAAAAATAACAAGAAGCGGGAAACGCATCTATATAAAGCGCAAAGATGCTGATGAATGGCTATCTAAATTTGGTGATGATTAATAAGAAAATATGAGATTCATTCCATTACTCATCTGGATGAGATTGAGTAATTGCATGCCTAGCATGAGCCTCTTGTAACATAAGAGCATATTCATTGGGAGAAATTATTGCTATCTCATTATATAAATGATGAGCAAACTCTTGAAGACCGCATAAAAATGCAGTTGCGTATTGATTCTCCAAAGAGAACGGAGTAGCAAAAAAAGAACAAAAATCCAATTTCTGATAGACCCACTGGCGGCCTTCCATCGTACTCATTAATGCTTTTGTGATGCCGATTGTAGTATCGAAATTCGCCTGCTGACGTTTCTTATGCGGCTCTGGTTCAGTTAACTGAAATGACTCAGTACCAAATTTCTCCAACTGTTTTTTGAAGATTTTATCTGACATGAATTAATTGGGAAGAAATGGAGCCGTCTTCATATTAGCGGCCATTAGTGTTTCAAGCCGTGACATAGAGCGCATATTGGCCAACTGTCTGCCACCGTCGCGCAAAGCGTTCAGAGTAGTAACAACATTCTCCCATTCAGGGCTGTCACACGCCTTTGCAAGCTCTTTAGCTGCCGAGGCTGCCTTTTTTGCTCCATCCACAAACGCCTCCATAGTTTCACGCTCGTTCATGGTGTCTTCTGGTTTCTTGACGGAGCCTATGATGCTCATTTTAGACCATCCTTCACTAAACCCTTAGCGCCATCGCGAATGATATAAAGCATATCGCGTATAGCTATCCATTTTGGATTTAATCTATGACAAGAAACCATCTGAGACGAAGCATCAATCATGGTGTTTATACCCTGCATAAAGTCAGAGAGCATCTCAATTTTAGAGCGCTCCATCATAGACTAAATTCCACAGTAACATCTTTATCAAAGATGGTAATTACAAAGCCATCACGCTTATCTACTATCTTTAGATCCTTATCCCTATTAATAGCGAAGTCTTTAACAAAGGTTATAAATTCCGATGCCTTCTGCTTGAGTTCAGTTTCTGTAACAGATGCCATTATGAATATAGCCTTTCATGAGGTTTTTTCTTAACCGGTTTGCCATTATGAGTTTTCGTAATTCCAGCCTTATCATCTGCTTTGGCGAAGTCCTTTCCTACTTTTTGAGGAACTCCAGCCTTCTTTGCGAACTCAGGTGAATGGGCGATGGCTTCCATAAATCTATGCTGTTTATCCGATGTACTAGGCATTTAAAGCCCTCCCTATTTCTTTCATAATCATACTCTTCTGCTCAGAAATTGCAACATCATCCCAATACTCATCTTGGGTATATATGGCGTCAACAGTTTCTTGCCTAAATATTTCAAATTGTTTTGGAGAACTATCTGTGTCCCAACGAAATATTCTTATAAATTCATTTAGATCAATAGTTTTATCATTTGGCTTGCGGCTATCCTGTGGAGATATTTCTATAACTACCATTTCATCTTCGGGCTTAGTGCAATGAATATCGCCGTCAATAACCCTATCAAGAATACAATCAAGGGGAAAACTCGTATCATCCAGCTTAATGGCTTCGTTAGCTATATAAACTACCGTCTGATGTGGAGAACACATACGCAATGTATCCTTTCCTACCCATGCGACCACATGAGTATTAGGCAACCCTGTCCCTGGCATAAGCCAATGCCTAATACCCGGATGAATATGTTGCAGGCTGAGCGTGGCAAGATCCTTAGCTGATATTCCTACCTTTAGGTGTGGCCAGATTGTTTCCTGTGTCGTGCTAACTACTAATCGCGTTATTGCCTTATACTTTCCTGATGCTTTCAGCATGCCTTCGAAGAAATCACCGGAATACACAAAATCAGGCATTAATAAATGGTAATCAGCACCATTTTGTTTCGCTATTGCCAAATCCTGATGTTGATGAATACCAATTTGCTCGTATTTATCACCCTCCATTACATTACAAAGAGTCTGAAAGCCTTTATTGGCGAAATGATGGGCGCTCGCCTTATCTGTGTGAATAAGCAAACGCACATCACGAACTTTCCCCAAAGCAGGTAAATTGCCCTCAGACATAAGCGACGGAAGCGTATAATTAAAGAATGAGTTTAAATATTGCTCGCCATAACACGTCATACCTAAAAGAATTGGATTCATTTAGAATGGCCCCTGAAACGCAGGGTCGGGACTATCAATCACAGAGGGTGTGTCAGGGTATAAACCATTTAGATAACCACGCGAGGATGGGATTGGATGGTCTGGGATACCAACACGCTTCACGGAAAACATCAGGCCAGCCTCCACACATTGAGCTATAATTTCCGCCCCTATACCATAAGTTCTATAACCAGTATCCGCTATAAATAAATGACCAGTTTTTCTTACAGAAGCAATAATCTCATCAAGATGTAATGGCCGCAATACACGTAAATCAAAGACATCGGCACAAGTACCTTTATTATTTTCAAGCACGGAATATGAACTCGCAACAATAGTCCCATACCCACCACTTCTTAACTGCTTCGGCTTCTCAATATCTCGCTTATAATACCCAGATGGCACATTCCCCTTCACATAATGTGTCCAACGATGTTCAATAATAACAACAGGGTTATCATCCTCAATTGCCGAAATAAGCATGCCCTTATAATCTTCAGGGAATGTCGGCATGAGTACTTTCAGCCCAGGTATATATGCAAACATAGCTTCTAAGCTCTGTGAATGTTCCGGTCCTTGTCCCCATCCACGCCCGACAATCATTCGTATCACTAGCGGACATTTATGCTGGCCATTACTGATGTAGTGCATCTTTGCGGCGTTATTGATTATCTGCTCCATTGCAAGCAGGGCGAATTCTACACGATGAAATTGTATAATTGGTCGTTTGCCAGACATTGCAAGCCCTATGGCTACCCCAACCATCGCATTTTCGGAGACAGGAGTTTCTATGAGCCTATCACCATAAATGGGCCGCAACCCATCCGTAGTGCCATAAAACGCTCCTTTATCATCAATCCCCTGTCCCATTAGTATGACGTTCTTATCTCGCTCACCCATGATGGCCAGGGCTTCGTTAATGGCTTGCGCTGAAGTTAGGATTCTGTCAGGCATACACAAACCTGCTTGCCATATCTGGTGTTGGAAGTGGAGCGGCTTCAGCGGCATCGAAGGCGGTAGTGATTTTATTGGTTATTTCTGCACTAACCTCTAACGATGGAACTGGAATTAAATCCAACGGGTCACTCTCCAATTCAAATTCCTTAGCAACGCCACAATGAACATATGAGCGTTGAGTTGGCATAACTATAAAGCCAGGAATATTTTCTCTAGCCGCTTCAATTATCTCTTCAAAAAGG